ACCTTTTTTATTTTGATTTCATATTCAGTCACATTCTCTCCCCTTAAACAAAAAGCACTAGTGCAAACATGAGTCCAAACAACCCCAGCATACTGAGCACACCACCACACAGATTCGCCATGAATTCTGTATCGTATTCACTGTGGTCATAAACAGGTGCCTTATATACACCACCTACTTCATTTCTAGAATATGTTTTCATTACGCAACCTCCGCAAAAGCATCATCTTCAAGGAAAACACGAAGGTTGTGTTCAACCTCCATCTCATTAAGAGCATTTACATACTCACAAAGGTTACCAATATCACCAGTATCAACAAACTCACCAGTGGTCATGTCAACTAAAATTCCCATATCAATCTCTCACTCTTTAAAAACTTATTATGTCACACTTTTTGGATAAAAACAAGGGAAAAGATGGAATACATTATATTCCGTTTTTTCATGCATACCAGCTTCGGTAGAAAGATTTGCCTTCTTCGGCAGGACTTGCAAACTGACTGTCACTAATCCTGATACCGCGACCAGTAATTCGCTTCTTGAACTCTTCTCCAATGAAGGCATCTTTGACAGGAACAACAAGGTCACTCATGAAACCTTCACTACCTTCGATACTCTTAAGACCAATCTCACGAAGAGTCACAGTCGCACCTTTCTTGGCAACAACCTGATAGGCATCGACGTTGGTCTGTTCCCAACCCCAACTGGCAACGAAGATGTCACCCTCTTTGACGTTCTCCTGTGCTTCTTTACGTTCAACGACACGTTTTGCTTTGCGTTCTGCTTTGTATGCCTCAGTCTCAGCAAGACGTTTGAGATAGTCTGCACAGTACTCGAACATACGTTCTACGGTACCGAAACGATAGTTGAACTCGATTTTGTAACCAAGACGAGCACGTTTGGTGAAACGAACACACTTAGCGACAGGACGCTCTGCGTCGATAGTCAACTGCAAACCACGTTCTGCGAAACCTTCAATCAACATCTCTCTCATAACCATTCCTTATCATCAAATTACAGAGTAATTATACAGTATAACCCGTAGTAGGTCAAGTCGTAAGTTATTGATTTTAAAAGAGAAAAAAACCCTCGATAAATCAATAACTTACGAGGGCAAAAAAGTAACTTTTTTTATACCGATTTGTTATATGCTTATGCAAAAAAGTTATGTAAAGTTGCAACATTTTCAACACGTTCGAGTGCAATTTTAACATAATCTGGACTTATCTCAGACCCAATCCAGTTACGATTCATCTGTTTACATACTACAGCTGTGGTTCCAGACCCCATGAAAGGGTCATATACAACGTCACCTTCGGCACTAAAGTTATCCAGAATAGTACGTACCAATCTGGTGGGCATCACCGCACCATGAGACTTCACGTGTTTTTCACGAGGAATCTTCCACACGTCTGAGAGAGTACCACGTTTAAAATAAACACTCTTTCGGAACCTACGAGAGATAGGATAATCCTTTTCGAAAACAAGAATAAACTCAAACTGACGATTGAGTACACCTTCCTGTATTGCGGGTTCACCATGGCCCTTGTCCCAGATAATCACATCTTTTAGGTGCTCAGCATAATCACCAATCATCTGAAAGAGTGCTTGTTTACTACCTGCAACTACAGCAATATTATAAAACACCCTCTGAGAGACCCGTAGGCACTCGGAGAGAACTTTTGAGTGAAACTCTAGGTAATCCTCTGTGGTCAAGTCATCGGTAAACTCAGTGTACTTTGCTGAGTTCTCAGACATGTTGTTCCCACGTGAGACGAGTTTACCATTGGACACTCGTCTACGTAGATTATACGGCGGTGAAGTGATAACCAGATCAACTGAGTCATCATCCATCTTGGAGAGAGTGTCTAGACAACTCTCATTGTGTATTTTAGAAGTTGTATTTTGCAAGTTCTTTTTTTCCGGTAATCTCGCGAAACTTACGACGAGAAGGAGACCATTGTTTCGAAGGTGCATTGAAGTACACCGCATCGGTAGTACCATCTTTTATGTAACCAACAAGTTTACCACCATCAGTGATGTAAATGTGATTAGGGGTTTCGGGAGCTTTATCCCAAACTGTGATTTCTTGTTTTAAACGGATAGTCATCGTTAAAATAACTCGGATTGTGAATTGGGTTTTGCAATCAAATAAACACCAACAGCTGTTGGGATATCACTGAATGGGTATTCGTTGGTCAGAAGTCGCCATTTTGCAACATGTTTGCTATCACCATCATCGGTTCGAATCCAAACACTTTCAGGAAGGTCTTTCTCTACGACACCCAATACCGGAGCATACATCGCACCGTAGTTTATCTCAACTGAACGACCAATCAAATCTACCATCTCAATTCCTCCATGCATTTTCAAACTCTTCATACCCTACACTGTGTACCACACAGATAGGTGATTTACGCAACTTGTTATACAACTCTTCGGGGACAAACTGCTTCTGACCAATTGCTCTATATGCCGCTACGTACTCAGCATAGGTCTCAAAAGCAGATGATGGTGGCAAACTCTTTGATACGAACATGTGCGTGTCACTCCTCATTGATTAAAAACATATTATCGCATACTTTCCGGAATAAAACAAACGAAATGTTGGAATACGTTATATTCCAGTTTTTCATGAATACTCGACTTTAATAGTTCGTCTTTTCTTGCCTTGATTGACAACCAAGTCACCGCTAAAATATGTAACATTTTTATTGTCAACCAACTCTTTTTTGCCATAGTGAGTAGCATAGTAATTCTCACCACCACCTCGCCAATCAGATTCGACTAGTGGAGTCCCAGCAACAAAAAATCTGGGTTCGTCATCTACAATTTCCCAACTCACAAAAACATAATATCCAGGTCTTTTTGAAAAAGTACCACCTCTCCAGTTATGACCATTAGTTGTTTTGATTTCGATAGGTTCACCATTAAAACGAATGTCCGGTTCACTATCCAACTTCGGGGCAACTGCACCATCAACCAACTTCTCGATGTTGTTTTCAAACAATCCAGAAATATCCTCGGACAACTGTTTATTACTCTTCCTCAGTCCAACCTCATCATAGAAAGAAAGCAACTTTTTCAGGTCACCCTTAACACCGTTCAAAACATTTTCACCAATCACAATCATACCATTTCCTCACTCAAAAAATTTATTTAATGTTGCTGTTTCAGTTTGATGAGAATGAACATTCTTTTTATTATACTTAATCTCTTCAAACGTGAAAGATGGTTGTTCAATTCGTTTCTTATCTTTTCGGACGGTGACATCCCACCATTCCAAATCTTTGTCTTTAGGATATTCCCTAGACCAATTAAGATTAGAAGATTTTAACATTTTTTTAGCTGTTTTGTCAAGCGGGTAGATATATCTAAACATGTACCCATCTATTTTACGTATACCTTTAGACAACATAAAATCTGAAGTCAACCAAAAAATTTTCTTACGATTACTGAATAATGCATTTTCTTTACACAGTTCTTTAGTCGAACGAGGATGGAGTTTCTCACCGTTTTCCATCATGTAAACATTTGTCCAGTATTTCTCACCAAAGTAAAAGTTTGAAGCTTGATAGACATATCCACATTTTCCCATGATACCATCAGCCATGGTATAGAGAAAAAGTTTAGTTGGATGATTCTTTTTAATCCACTTAATTGTGGCAGATAACATTTGTGATTCACTATTTTTAGGCATATCAGGATGCATACACATCTTACCGATTTCCCAATAGTCCTTAGATTCAAGACCAGTAAACATTTTGTTTATTGTTGCTTTGGGTTGAGTCCCCCATCCAAGAGTGAGTACCCCAACTAAATCATTTTCTAGAAAGAAACCTAGAAAATGTTTAGTCAGTCTGGGCATAACAGGCGAATAGTGATACCTCTGAACGAATTCAGTGGCATCAAATCTATTTAATTCTTTTATAGTATAGTCAAACTTTGACATCTAACCATCATAACGCATTACAATAAGAATGTCAAGCTTTATCGACCTTGCCCTCGATATTTTTTGTAAGATGCTTTCTTTCGTTTATTGAGAGAAGCGGTTTTGAAGTGACCATCACCAATAGAAGTACCCTTCGGTTTACTTACTATCCTTGTTGCACTTAACGATTTTGCTTTCGCCATTGGGGTCCACCTTTTTCGTATATATCAATTCAGCAGAGGAAACTTTCTTGTCTAAGGTAATAACCTTACCACAAAACAATCTATAAACATAGGCAACCGATTGGTCTTTCATTTTTGTCACCGTGTTTTGCACTTATTTAGATAACTTATTCTCCTACTGTATAAGATTCTAAAACTCTATTGTGCTGGTTATTAACACGGATAAATGTTGTGCATTTTGATAATTGTTTTAGACCAGTAGCACCCACATAAGTACAAGCGGAACGAAGACCACCAAGAATATCCTGAATGGTGGGCTGAACAGGTCCTCGATAGGGGACCTCGACCACACGACCCTCACTAGCTCTATAATCTTTGAAATCATCACCTTGGGCTTCCTTTGAACTCATTCCATAAAAAAGAAGGTTTCCGGTATCAGGATTTCTTTCACCACCACCTTCATCGTGTCCAGCAAGCATACCACCCAACATAACAAAATCTGCACCAGCAGCAAATGCCTTTACGACATCACCTGGACAAGTACAACCACCATCAGCAATAATATGTCCACCCAGACCATGTGCTGCATCAGCACATTCAATAACTGCTGAAAGCTGTGGGTACCCAACAGCTGTTTTGATACGAGTTGTGCAAACAGAGCCCGGACCAATTCCAACTTTAACGATATCTGCACCACGTAAAATTAACTCTTCGGTAATATCTGGTGTAACAACATTACCAGCTATCAGTGTCGTATTAGGAAACATCTCCCTAACTTCAGAAACTTTACTAAGAAAATATTCACTGTAACCATTTGCAACGTCAATACAAATGAATGGTATTCTAGTTTGTGCAATATCAATTTCATAACTAAAAACCTTTAACGTATGCATATCATCTTGACTTATACCAATTGATAAAATGCTATTCGGGACCCCAAAATAACCATCATCGTATGGTCTTGATGATTTGGTCAAACAAGTCCACATGTCAAACTCTGATAATTTTTTTGCCATCTCAACTGTACCAACACCATCCATGTTGGCAGCAATGATAGGAACTCCCGAAAAATTTTGACCACTATTTCGAAATTTATAAAGTCGTTTTAAGTCAACTTCTGAACGACTCCCAACAGTTGACCTTTTTGGTCTTAGTAAAACATCACTATAATCTAGTTTAACCTCACTCTCAATTCGCATTAATTACAACCTCTTAGACTTGTAAAAACTAATATACTCAGGCCAACGAAACAGGTTGTTTCGAATATGACACCAAAACAATCCATTGTATGGTGGTTCTAATTTTACTGGAATATCTAATTCTGTTTGTGTCATTTGCTCATTACCCTCACGTAAAATAAACTGTTATCCATTTGATGGTTCACCTTCGTACCACTTAACTAATGTACTAACTCGAAATGAACGCCATGCATCTTTGTCCATACACCAAACAACTATATGGTCTGATTCTTCTTTCTGTTCCAAAATCTCAGGAACATTATGTGCAGACAACACAGAATTTAATGTACAAGGCATTACACGTAGTTCACCCGTATCGATTTTAGTAAACTCTACTGTTACTATACCCTTTTTAGCTGCATCAACAAATCCATCAATTGTTGTGTGTTCACTCATCTAAGTCTTCCTCTTTCACAAAAATACCATCAATCATTTTGCCCTTTCTGTCTTTGATATCCTCCCAAGCAACTTCAAGGCAATCGGTAAAATGCAAATCATTACGTTCCATAATATTAATCATAACAACTAGCATATCACCCAAGTCATCACGAATGTCTTTACCCTTACAAACACTGTCACTCAACTCACCAAGTTCTTGCATAAGTTTGAGCACTTGGTCTTTATCGGTACTCCCTTCAATGAGGTTGCGGTCACGATGCCACGTTTTAATACGTGACACCATAACATCTGTTATACCTCTTGCTTCACCATTCCATTTATCGTTCATAATTATACACCTGAAATCCATCCTGTGGCAATATACTTTTCACCCTTTAATGGTGGATTGCCTCTATGCATGTGAGTAAAGTATGCTGGCCATATAAGTCCCTGTCCTTTTTTTGGTGAGAATCGTAAGGATTGATATAAAAATTCTGTCTCACCACCTTCTTCAACATCGTTCAAAAATATCGCCCACGCCAAAAACCTACCATTAGTTAATTTAGGTTCATGTTCACAATGCCATATATGATACCCTTCACCAGGTAATGTCATCTGTAATTTGCCGATTGGATTTATGTATTCGAAATCATACATCGACTCATAATCTAACGACCTGGAATCATATGGTGGAACTGGATATTTTTTCAAGTATTCTGGAACAAGAGCCGTTGAAACGTAATGTAGAAGATCTGCATCAACCTCAGGCTGAAGATGGTATTCTTCATAGAGAGGCGCGTTCATTGGATTCATCATATACGCTTCGTCCATTTTATTGGTTGTTACCGAATCTCTTTTGACAGTCAAATTATAATGTTGTGCTCGGTGAAAATGGTCAATCAAATGATCACATTGGTTCGAGTCAATACAATTATTAATCACCATAACATGCTGGTCAAAATACGTATCTAGTCCAATTTCATCACTCATGCTGCATCTGACTCTCTGAACCGAGACTGACAATACGCAAGAACATTTTCCGGTGTAGAAACCTCATAGGGGTCATCATCAGCATTATCACGTTGACTCGGTTCCGTAAATAAAGATTCAACTACACAATCGTTAACAACCATTGCATAACGCCATGAACGACGACCAAAGCCAAGATTATCTTTATCAACAAGTGCACCAACTTTTTCGGTAAATAATCCTGATCCATCTGGAATCACCTCCACGTTTTTCAATTGTTGATCTTTTCTCCAAGCATTCATCACAAACGCATCATTAACTGAAAGACAGTATATTGCATCAATACCAGTGGATTGAAAATCTGCAAAAGAGTTTTCATAACCAGGCAATTGATACGTCGAACATGTTGGGGTGAATGCACCAGGAAGAGCAAACAAAACAACTCGTTTGCCTTTGAAATAATCATCTGTGGTTTTATCTTCCCATCGAAAAGGATTTGGGCCTTCAATGGATTCATCACGTACACGTGTACGGAAAGTTACACTAGGTAACGTTTCTCCTTTTTTTATCATAATATCGATTCCTTTTATCAAACCAAACTCTAACGTAGTACTTACGTACTACAGCCAAAACAAACAAACAACTAGTCATAAAAACTGTCATTTGTACTGCACTCATCTCCATGCTTAGAGCAAATGCAACCATTACATAATTAAGTGGAAAATTTATTGCTGTACCAAACAGCGTATCACTCATAGATTCTTTTAATGCTTTTGTGTTTACTTTCAATTATAGTCCTTTTTGTATTTCATCAAGTTCTGCAATTTTCTTATTGATGATTTCAACACGGTTCGGCCAATAGATGTATTCTTTATCAGAATCTTTAGCCAAGTTCTCCAATAATGGACGGATGAAATCATCCAATCTTTTAATCACTTCTACCGCACTGGTAGTCTTCTCAACAATTGTTGTGTCCAACGCCGCAAGTTCATTTGCATCGACAGCTGTAAAACCAAAGTCGTTATATTCGATTGTCATGTATACCTCTTTGCTTTTTGTTGTTGTACACTTCTATAATTCTCTTTGTGTGATACAGTTATCTCAGAAAACTCTAAGTGATTATGTTTCAATACAAATAGTATTGTATCAGCAATTTCAGAATAAGTCAAGCTCGATAACTCATCTTCAATTAATCCGAAATTCAATGTGCAGACTCTAAACTTTTTTTCAGAATTGTAAATTAGATTATTAGAGAAATGATTAAGTGCCGCCTTTTGTGCAGCATATTTATAACCTTTGGAAATATTCGGTTGTGAAGCACGTGAAGATATGTTGATTAGTAATTTACTATCATCGTCTTTCCATTGGTGGTAAAACTTTTCTGTTAACTCAATTTGACCCCACTCAACGTGAGCATGATTGATAAACACATCACAATCAAAAGCACAACTTGAACTAATGTCGCCATCTATAAGTCTATAAGATGTCCACTCCGCATCAACATTCTCCATTAAATATTCTGCTAGTTTCGATGAACCTGTTATTCCAATTTTCATTTTGTCTCGTAGTAATTCACCAACATATCAAAACTATTACCACCAACCAATGTACCCCTGACGCTACAAGTGTTACAAGGTTTGTGTTTCCTGTTACCCTTTGCTAGTCGTTTTCTAATTTTGTTCAACTCTTTGCATAACCAGATTTCTTTAATTGATTGTTGTAAGACATTTCCGACAACGCGACTCCTACCCCAATCATTTGCACAAAATAAAACATCACCGTTCCAATCGATAAACAATTTGTAAAACGGAACGTAACATGGCGAATCTTTCACCTCATCGAGTGATGCATCCTCCTGCCCATACCAATCAACCAAACCAGAACGATTGTTAAATATTATTCCAAAATCTTCTTGTGACCAGTGGACTCGATATTTAATTTTCTGTTCGACATCATCCAATCCCTCTATCATTTCATCAAAGACCGGCACTTGTTCTGGTCCATCGTAAAGATTGATATGCAAACAACTCAATCCTCTATCAAACAAATCATGGATAAACTCTTTTGTTAGGGGGTCACCATTCGTATTACACTCAATCCAAATGTCTGGATTGTATTTGCGAAATTGTTGGATAATGTCAAGAATGTTTGGGTTCAGTAAATTTTCACAGAAACCAGAAATCGCAATGGTGCCTTTGAAATTGATTTCGGCAATTTTCTTTGAGATAACTTCTGCACCTTCACCTGTCATATGAAGGTTACGATTGGGATAAACTTCTGGATTGTGTCGAGGACAAAAAACGCAAGTCCGATTACACAAATCGGATGTACTTACATCAATAACAAAAATTGAATCCATAATACCAGAAACACCTTTCTGGAAATGTGAATTTTCAAACTCACGCCGTCTTTCCAAAAAAGTATTTTGATTGTGTTTATCGACTACAGGTATCTTCTCATAATTTTGCATAGATATATCTTTCCGCTCCATCGGGTACTTCTCTTTGATATGAGAATCCTAATTCATCACCGACACTAAATCCATACGAGTTTTTCTTTATCGCAACAGAGACATTATCATCAATTTCATCAATCGGATTTCTAGGATTTTGATTATACTTTTTAAATATAATTCTATTGAAATTCTTATTCAAGAAAGCAAGTTCAAACTGAGAAATATAGAAAACACCATCTTGTAAATATGAATAACAATACTTTCCATTATCCATAGCATTCATACCAAGCTTGACAGCAAGACTATACGGTATGTCTAAACAATAGTATCCCTCACACAATTCCTTTGAGATAAAATCATATTCACAACTCAATGTTTCAGAGTTGTAAGAATCGATTTTTGTTTTTGAGATGTCGGGCAGTCTTTGATGTACTCGGCGTCTTACCATTATTTTTTCATTAACTTGTTAACCAACTCTTCAGACAGTTTAACAAATTTTTCAATCATAATTTTTTTAACATCATTGGTATCCACATCAAATCCAAGTTCTTTTGACTTATCTGCAATTTCTTGTTTTGACATTTGAGCCAGTTCATTTTCTGAAGGTATAATAATCTGTTGCCAAGATTCGTTTATTTTGGGAGCCAAGTTTGATGAGGTTACTTTTGGTTTGTTTGTTCCACTCTTAGGTGTTTCAGTAACATTCTTCTGCTTTTCCAAAACCATCAACTTAGATTCCAATAGTTTTATGGTTTCCTCAGATTTAGCTAACTGACTTTCAACACTCTTACGTAGTCTTCTTTCATCATCAACCAACTCATCTTTTTTACCGAAACGAGTCTGCAACTCCACCGACTTAGCTGCTTCGATTTCAGTTTGCAACCTAAGAATATTTTCATCGTGCCTTTTTAATATAGAATCAGTTTCCAACAAAGATGCAATGCATTCTTTATTAGCCACAGCAAGTGATTCACACTCTTCTATTGATACATTTCCACTTTTCAATAATCTATTTAAAGATTGCAATAAAATTCTAACAACTGATGGTGAAATAGGAACTGTTGTTTTCGCCCTCTGTTCAGAAACTTTCGTTAATTCTTTTACAAGTTCTTCTAAAGATTTTTTTTCAACAACCATAATACCCTCACTGAATCTCTGGGAAAGCTTTTTTTGCAATAGACTTGGTGATGTTCTTAAACGGCCACTTCTTGTCTTTGACCAAATCCATCAATTCTGATTCATTCTTGTTAACACTTTCTAACAGACGAATCCACATCATTTCTCTTCGGTTAGAAGATAACTGGTCTGTTACATAGTACTTAAAGTTTTTTGCTTCAAACCTTAAAGCATTCTCCGCTAAATCGGAAGCTGGTGCCACGTTTGGAGTGTAGGGTGTTTTACCTTCAGGTAAACGAGAAACGATGTTATCACTAAAGACCCACATCAACACAGATTTGACCGCACCATTTCTTTGGTTGAAAACCCTAAGACCGTTTATTGCATTATCTTCACTTTCTCCAGCTACGATGTTTGCTTGACACAAAATTTCAAAGACATCTGCATTTTGTGTCAATCGTTTCCTTTCAGTTTGAAGTTCCATTAGTGGTTTGTTAGGTGCACCTTTTGGTCTACCACGACCACGTTTTTCTTCTGACATTATGTTCTCCTTAAAGAGTGAAATCACTGATGTTATCCATGAGTTCATCTAGACGATGCACTCGTAGATAATCGAAAATTTTTCCAGTAGGAGGGGTGGAACCATCAAACTTGTCACGGATTTCATTTTCTAAATCATCAGGTATTTTATCTAAATCAATTAATGTTCTATTCCTAGAATAGTTACGATAGTATTTATCATCTTTTTTCACACCCTCTTCTAGATATTTCTGAACTAACTTTTTAGTCAAAGGTTTTTGCCGAGTACCAGTTTCAATAGCATCGTCATCTGATAAAACATTTGGGATGCCATCTGATTTATCACCACGTAAAATATGTTCCATGAGAAACACTTCGGGGTTATCTGGTTTTACAAACTTACCTAAATTAGGTGACCATTGTTTAACCGATGAATACTTTTGTAATTGTTGGAAATCTTTATCACCACTGATAATCAATATCGGTTCTTGACCATGATAGTGTTTAGTCAAAACTGCAATAATGTCATCTGCTTCCGCATGGTCAACTTGCATATAGTGGTAAGGCATATTCTCGCAAATTTCTGTTTTGATTTTGTCGAGTGTTTCGAAAATCTCGCCCCAGTTTTTATCGTCGTTGTCTCTTGACTTTTTTCTATTTGATTTATATGCGGGGAAATACTCACGTCTCCATGGTTTCTTAGAATCGCAACACAAGACCATCTTACCATACTCACCAGTATATTTTTTCTGATATGAACGAATAGAGTTCAAGACCATATGTCGCAACAAATCTTCACTTAAGTTTCCGTTACTAATTTTTAGTTGTACCATCAAACCAGAAATGATTGTCTGGCTAAAATCAAGGAGTATCATATTATTTCTCAATCAAATGTTTGGAATGTATTTTACATCCAATGAAATTGTTGTAGTAGTTGTCATCTAACAAAACATCATTTTCAAATTGAAGTTTAGCTTCGTAGTAGGAACATTGTCCTTTGGTCTTGCAGAGTCTAAGTATTTCTCTTTTAACTTCACCACCTTCTTGGACATGTTCCTTGAGTAACTCATTCGAACCGTGGTATGTTTTCCAATCACTTTCAACAATTGTTCTTTTTCTTCTCTTTCGAGTTTTTGTTACAGGTAGTATTTTAGGTTTCCAAAAAAACTTTTTACCAATGTACATTCTACCACAATCATCTGTAATAAGATAGACGAAACCGTGAAATTCTTTTGGAGTTTCGGTGAAAGGTTCACCTTGATAATACCACATTATTATTCAGGTTCATCATCCGATATGGGAAAAGACTTTTCCCTTATTTTATAATAAGGTATATCAATTTCTTGGTCTTCTGGTACATACAATTGATTTATTTCAGAACGATTACATGTATCGATAGCATCTTCTATAGTGTCAACCAAAGCCTCTCCAGCCAAATTGAAAGAGGTGTTAAAGATAATAGGCACACCAGTCTTTTCGTAAACCTTAGATATCAAATTATAGTAATTTGGATTTTGTTCTTCTGACAAAGTTTGAATTCTACAAGTATCATCAAAATGAACAATACTAGGAACTTTTGTTTTAGCCAAAGGTTTTGCTTTTATGGCAAAAGACATGAAGGGTGATTCTTCAAGACTATCCATAAAAAAATAATCGTGAACATGTTCTAGTAAAATTGTTCCAGCAAACGGCCGCCACCATTCTCTTTGTTTAACACTATTAACAATTTCTTTAGCATTCGGATTTGTAGGGTCGAAAAGGATTGACCTATTACCAAGAGCCCTCGGACCAATCTCCGCATCATTTTGAAAAATAGCAACAATTTGTTTATTATCTACAATCAAACTAGCACACTCATCCAAGTCTCTAACAACATTAGTGTAAATATTAGTCCTATATTTCATTTTGACCTCACGGAATTAATGTAATCATTATAACAAAAAAGTGCTGCACCAATTGAAGTACCACTATCATTCGCCGCTGGGTCAACAAAAAATTTATGTTCGGGGAACTTTTTTAAGTACTTGTAATTGTTAGTGCAATTCAAACTAAATCCACCACTCAAAACAATATTTTTGCAATCTGGATTTAAATCAATAGCTCGTTGAATAATCTCAACAGCGTCGTCAAAAGATTCCCGTTGCATATAATGTGTAATTTCTGCCAGGTTGTAGGAATTAATCGACCCAGTATCGTATTCTTCATCTTCATTCCAACGTCTACCGTAAGCAGCCCAACCCATAACCTTTCCAGAATTTCGACCCAAATCATCAAACCCATTAGCGACACACAATTCCGAAAAGTTCATACCGTTAGAAGTCTTAGAATCAAAAACAACTTCCACCCCATCCTCTATACCCGTATGGATTTCTTTGGATTGGGATATGCACATAGTTCGGGGATATTCCTCGTGTCCTAGATGAGGGAATCCATTTATTGCCAACGATGCGAGGGCCCTAGAATTAGACATCCTCTTCCATTGTGGAACTGGATTGGCACCAGGAATCAATTTCCAAATCGTTTCCACTTCTTGATAATCAGGCCATTGTTCATGATAGGTTTTTGCTCCACCACCGTCCCAAGCAATACCAATAGCCTCCTCTGAACCATTCCATGGTGAGAAATGATATCCTGACAATACGTGATACACATGATGTGATGGAGGATGAAAGATAACTTTTCCTTCATCTATGTTCGGAAAATGAGCATTAACTACTCTTCTATTTAATTCCTCATCCATATATGGATATAGAGTATCTTCCCAATTTATTTCTTTTAGTGTGCCTGGGAAAACTTTACATAGATGTTCATAGTGGTCGCGACTTAGTTGTTTGGCATTCCACATGTTCATGAATTGTTCTGCTTCTTGCCAAGTGGTCAGACCCCCTTTAACAGGGTCAATAATATATTCACCATTTTTTTCATCTGCGGAAAATGCATTTCTCCTATCAAATGAAGAGAATATAATATAATCTAAATCTTCGAACAAATGCATATTCGTTTGAAGAGAGACAAAACTATGGTAACCTCTTTCTTCCATAGACCAATATTTTTGTCTACGAGCCCTATCTTCTTCAGCAAATTTAGTTATCTGCCCATCTTCCAATAAACAAAAACTACTTTCATGGGAAGTATTCACACCCAATATTTTCATAATCTAAACCTCTATTTTATTCTTCTAGCTCGAAAGCCCTGTCTAATTGTTCTTCTGTGATTAGACCTTTGTCCATAAGAACTTCGACTACAGTGTTACCACCAGAGTTTTGACCAGCACGATATGAAAAGAAAACACACCCCGCAATAAACAAAACGTGAACTAACAATAAATCCCAACCCATATCCGACTCCTTATGATGTCTTCATAGAGTATTTAGTGAACCAGTTTGGCATCCGTCTGTTCTTGTTCCAGTTCATCGAAAAACGTTTTTGTTTGGTATGATAAAAAGCACGATAAGATTTTACAGGATTATCGGGGAACATACACTCTGGGCTATCACCCATAGCAAGTTTAAATGGTGTCGGTCCAATATCTGGAATGTTCTTAGGTATGTTACTCAAAGGATAACGCAATTGAACATCAGTCTTTGACACTTTACCGAATCGATGTGTGAACTCATCTAACAATGCAACAAAGTGTTCGTAGTGCCAGAGATAGTTGTCTTTGGATTCACGAGTCCAGATAGTAGATGGATGGTTGTGATGAACAGCACCGTATAAAGATACTTCCATATTATCATCTGGATGACGCCAGTAATTGATTATTGTTTTACCAGACTTCGAGGGCCTGCGTTCTACATAACCATCTAGCATACGGTGTGCAGTGGAGAGCATTTGACCGGATTCGATATACATCTTTCGGATATGCTCATCGCATTGTTCCTGTGCAGATTTTACAGGACACTCATTAAGTTTAAATATATTGATCGATTTTCTCCTTGGGTGGATTTTTCTTTGATTCTTTTTTGCGGTCAATCATAACTGTAGTGCGATTGAATTTATGTGCGTGTTTAGCTACCGGATTAATCGGAGATACTAAAGGCATCCGGGTTGAAACCCCCCGATTCTGAGATAAATTTTCTGTTAACCTCATTCCATTCCTCGACTGTTGCTGCGTCTATACTAAAGTTCCATTCACCCCGTGGGATATGTGCATTTGGGTCATGATGAAAAGGTGCAGCACTATAATTTTTGTTATACTCAGGGTAAGGGCCATAGGCTGGATTACGGTCCTTAGTTTTATTCTCTTCATCGTGAATATATAACTGGATTAACGTGTAGTGCAAGATCTTCATCAAATCATTTCTTGCATCGCAGGCACTACCCTTGTTACCATATCTTTTAGCATACTTGATTACATTGCCCAAGCAAAAACCAGTACCATGCCCACTGTCAATAATAACATCCGTGGCTTGATACTTGTCGGTTGCGTAGTGTTGGTCGTATGTTTTGTCAACATATTGTTGCAACTCCCGAATTAATCCATCTTCGTAAAATTTATAATTAATTTTTGTTGTCATCAAATTTCCTCTAATGTGTCGAAATCAATCACAGGCAAACACCAGTTTGACTCCATCATTCTCAAACACCATTTAACACCATCGCGAGACTCTGCTTCAACTGCAACTGCATTTTCTGTAACAAACTCAATCACACCGTCTTCAGTATAGTGACATTCATGAATACCATAAAGTTCACCTTTCTTGACTACACGATAATTCCAATAAGATTCACCGTCACTCATTAATGCCACCTATAAAATTTATGACTACCAATAATACCCACATATCGCATACCTCGGTCATCAATCCAACTCGGAGAAATGTCGAGTGTGTGATAATGTGTTGAACCTTCAGTTATACCACGATGCGTATCGTTTGTCAAGATATTTCGTGCAATGAATTGTGCATCTTCCCATGCATGAAGGTCTTGTGGTGTATCATCCATTCCATCACAATACCAACTAAACTGGCATTTATGTCGAACCGGAACCTCTTTACCTCGTTCTTTCCACCATTGACTATGTACTGACTGCTTAACCACCTCACATATTGTATTAGGATAGTATCGACTATCAACTCGATTTAGAACAACATCTGCAACACTAACACGCCCAGCATAACTGTCACCCCTAGACTCGAAATAAATGTTGAGTGCAAGACAATCCAACTCTTCAGTCTCCGGCGATACACGTAATATAATACCTTCAGATGTATTCTGTACAGGATCCACCGGGTTTGTCGATTCTCGCGAAGTCTCTTCTTTCGGTATCTCTTTATTTTCAATAGGTTGTTCGGCATTACCACATCCTGTTAACAATAGAACAAAAAATACCAAGCGAAACATATAAAGTCTCTCAAAGTCTAAGTGAATTATTTATTATATACTAGTTCGAGGAAAATGTCAAGCGTTCAAAGATATTAATATCTTCTGAATACACAGATTTGATGGTGTCCATGTTCTCTTCTAACCATTCATCCACTTCCGGCACCGAGAGAGACTCATTAATTTTTGCAAATTTTGCAACTTTATTGTAGTCTGGATTCAATATTCTAAGGATAGGGGGTATTATATTTTCAATTTCCGACAAATGATAGTACTTAATTCGACTATCAGACAAGGGAGTAACCTTTTTTAACATCTCATTGAACCCACCATTGAGTTCAGACCACGTGATTTTTTTATATTTTTCCAAGTCAGTGGTACTTTTTTGGAAATGTTCCTTCAACTCCTCTTCATCATAGGGTAAAAACAGTGATTGGGGCCAAAAATGCAGGTTAATAGTGGTTGTCAACGGCCAATAATACTTTTGCTGATACTCCCAGTATGTTTGGGGTTGCAAATGTTTGAGATTTTTGTGAAATGATGCATACTCATACTGCACTGCACTACGAAAACGTTCTAATGGGTGTCGAAGAAAGAAAATAATCTCATTGTCGGGATTTTGCCATGCCTCATCATCAGAATGAATCAAATGAACCTTATGCACATCGGAGATATCACCGAAAAGCTTCACAGTTTGTAGTCTACTCGAACCATTCTTAGGAATAGACATCACAATTTTATTGAGAGACGGTATATAATAAGCATACTCAAAGATTATCGACCGATTTTTCTTAATATCATCAGTCAAATAATCCCGAGAGAAGTAATAATGCATCTGTATCATAGGTTTATTTTTAAATACCCCTTCTTAACGTCCAACACTTCATAAACAACGTCATATTTATCCAAACATTTATCCACTGCCGATGCTAATAGAGGAAATGTCTCACGCAACATCAGATAATCATCACACAAAATGCAATCCGAAGAAACACCGGATCGGTTTTTTAGGACAACCTCCAACTCATCTGCCAATGGATATCTCTTAGAGTCATACTCTATACCCCTATCCACAGCATTAGACACCCCACCATGCGCATCTAACCACCACATTGTCCTCCCAAAGCCCGAACAATCTAAACTTTGAAGTCCATCCGGTGAATGAGTACCCCACAAAATAGTAGAATTGGGTGGTTGAACAAAATTTACTCCGATAGGTGGTAGCATCTGTAAAACGGATTCCGAATTCATCTCAATGGTAATTATTCTATCCACATGTGGAGACATATCGATAATAGTGTCTCCTCTACCGAATCCTGTTTCAACAATAGTGTCAAATGGGAATGATTCTTTATCAAATACGTATGTAATATTGCTTGTCACTTGTCATTCTATCCTTGTGTATTATGTAACTCTCTTATAACATCATTCAATATACTGGTAGGAGCATAGATGTGAGTTTCTCCTCCGTGTACAATGATAGTATTATCGTTATCATCTATTGCATTACGGAAAGGACCCGGTAAGTCATCTCGACCAATATCACGTGCTTGCATATTTGCTAATCCAGGTGGTAAATCACTCGTCCTAATAACATTAAGGGAAGGTCGGGGTCTGTTGTGATTAGAGAAATCTAATCCATCTCGGGGGTATCTTCTAGACATATGGTTATTTAGTAAAAAAGGTATTTTTTCGGTATTTTCCCCAAAAAAAATTTTTTGAGATACAGTCTGAAACTCCTTAGAGAAAATAGGGGTGGGGCTTTAGGCGACCCACAGATTTTCTAGGAGTCCCTAAACACTGTTTTTCTTAGCATATATCCGAGCGGGCCAAGAGACAGTCAAAGGTGAGGGTCTCTGATTGTATTTATAGTACCTGTCTGATACCTGTCAGCTACTTGACATTAGATTCAATTATCCTTTAAGAAACAACAAAGTTATTATAACGAAGTTCTCTGAGATTGCCTAGTCCGTTTTTAGACCGATTTGCTATATGATTATAACAAAACAGTCTAAAAAAACTCAAAAAAACCCTTGTGAACGCTTGACTTGGTACTCAATATCTGAGATCATTACCATGTAAGTTAATGAGAGAGGAGAGATTAGATACCAACTGAATGCTACTGGAGTCTACGGACTAGAATTTAACTGAAAGCAACTGGAATCTCTCCCAACCCACTTTAAGGAATGAAATTGAAAAACGTTACTATAGAAACTCTTAAGAATGCACCTAAAGGTGCTCCCGTGATGATGAAAGCAGGTAGAGATGCAAAGATGTTAAGATTGGCATTGAAGATTGCCAAAGAAACGGAGAAAGTGTAATGACTACTAACTTTATTGCTCTGCGTAAGAATCCCGCATTTCGGGAGTTCCGTAACTACATATTGTCTTTCTATGGTTATGATGGTCTCTATCCGATTGCAGGGTTGAACGTTGGGAAAGTCGAAGTTGCCATCGTGGACTATATCAAAATGTGCAGTGACCCTCAAAACTTCTTCGAGTGGGGCGATGGGGACTCTGTTGACCGTGAACGTGTTCGTGATATACTGGAGGTAGCGTAATGTTAAAATTTGAGAATACTGCTGAACTTGGTGACATGATTCGTGCATATGACTTCGAACCTATTCCAGGCCGTCCTGAGTTCTATGTGACAGGACGTGTTGTTGAGAAAGGTCCTATCTATCATGAAGCTGGTCGATATATCTGTGATGGTTACACTATTATCTGCCACTATGACTGCGATGATGACCGTCGCCATGGTAAGAAAGTACATGTACCCTTCGAATTGTCTTTGACTGACTTCGATAATCGTATTGAGAACTTGACAAAAATAGTGGAGATGGTATAATGAAAGACGTTGCGTTTATTGTTGGAACTTTGTTTGTAATTCCTCCTGTAATCTTTGCGATTGCAGTAACTTTACTATGGATTATATCATAATGAAAGATTATTTTTTGGATTATTGTGATGCACGTGCTGAACTTGCTGGTAGCCGTGTTACCATTGAGAATCTGGTTCGTGCACTTGAGATAGAATCACCAATTCTGAAACTGGCCAGCTTAAAGATGGCAAAGCAACAACTTGCTAGTATTAACAAGGCATTAGAGAAATGAGTAAGATGGGGGGTTTAGTATTCGAAGTACAAGAAAGGATTGACAATCCTGAGATTCCATTGCATAATATAGTGGAATGGCTCGTAGAAGAACGACACTTTTCCGAAGCTGGTGCTGAGGATTTTGTGGTCGGTGTAATGACTTTGGAGGGTTGATGAACGAACAAGATGAGTATGGACCCATGATTACCGACATTATATCTCGGTTAAGTAAGGGTGAAGATGCAAATTCAATTGTTGAATCACTTCGAGAATTATACGGATTCGGGCATCATACAGCTTCAAGACTTGTTGAAAAGTGTTATACTATCCTTATGGATGACGAAGAGGCATCAGTACTTGACATAGACGAAAAACTTTTGGTAAAATAGATAGAGGTTTCCTTAGTGTGTTTACCCCTCACGAGACTCTCTGTAGTCTCCTCTGAGGGGGTTTTGGGTATCTCGGAATAGGTTGGGTTGACTCTCTACTAAATACCCGTTAAGGACCTCTCAGCATACTCACCAAAACACAAAAAATTCATCATTCCCATCTCACCACAATTTCCCATTATTTTCCACAATATCCCACCTTCCCCCACATTAATTTAATATCAACCCCTTTCCCATCATCATATAAATATTTAAAGTATTGATATATCTAAGGTTTATAAAATGCAATTTTTGAATCCCTCTCCTACCATATACGAATGTCCTGTAATAGATTTCTCTAAGAATGGTTGTGTGTGGCAAATAGACAATTTCTTTACAGACGAAGGTTTGCGTTTATTATGGAACAAAAGACAAACTATATTGGAATATATCGAAAAATCCTTCTCTACTCTTTCAGTTGCAATCCCGAATAATGATGAGTTAGTCCCAAGTCGACCAACTAAAAATTGGTTTGATATGATGATAAATGATTATCGTATATTTTTAGAGCCAGTAGATTTTGATATATCGAAGGAAGTGTTATCTCTCTATCACTCATATCGGCCGTTGAGTGTCTTCGGTAATCACAAGATGACTTATCCTAATGGATTTGATATTAAAGTCAGAACACAACTTGGGATAACCTTACCTCGGAGTTTATATGCACATCACTCGGATGCAGAGTGGAAGTTTATGTCAATGATAATATACTTGGGGGAATCGGGTGATGGGACTCGGTTTTTACCTTATAGAGACTCTAATTATAGTTCAAGTATAGAGATACCATGGAAGAATAATTGTGGATATTTCTTTTTCTCTACTGACTCTTCATGGCATTTCTATCAAAATACATCATGGACGGATTTACGTTCGGCATTAATTGTAAATGTTGTACCGACAAATCGTTAATCATCTAATTTAAAACCGAATTTTTCTAGTACTTCGGCATACTCTTCGGGTGTTTCAACCTTCTCTAGTTCCTGTACGAAAAAGGCAATCTTAGTGATATGCATAGTGTCCCATGCTTCATGGAGTTTATCTTCTAGATTCTTTAGGAATAGTCTTCTTTTTCTTTCTTCTGATAAATCTATGATTTTAGCAGTCATAGATTTATTTATTAGGCAACTTCGATAATATATTCGCCTTCGGGTGTCTTACGGAACCGCATGGTGTCTTCGGGTTTCACCGCTAAATCTTCGATGACTTCTTCCGGTAATAATACATAGTATTCCACCAATCTTCCGGTGTAGATATAAGGTGAACGGTACTTAACCATGATTTCTTCTTCAAGCATTTTCAGTCTCCACATTTTTTTCGATGGTATACCCATATGTAGTACCACCATTTAACCCATCATCAATAATAGTTTTTCGAAAGACGAGTTCATCTCCTGGTTGTAATTTAAATTCTAATGCTACCTCATCAGGAATATTAATATTATAGAATTTAAATGTTGAACGTACTTTTTCAGTAATCATTTTTAACAACATCCTTACTTGATACTAATACTAGACTACCTTCGATGGGCCAAGTATTACCACCCCGAGATGTGCATTGAATTTCTTCGGGAATATCCCCTTGAAGTTTAATAAAAAGATTACGGCCTTTACTACTCACATAAGTGGACTCTACCGTACCACTCACTACATGACCTTGATAATTATACTGCTTCATTTTTCTTTCCTTATAATTATTGGTGGAAGGGGTTGGATTCGAACCAACGTAGCTCTCGCGTCAGATTTACAGTCTGATGGTTTTAACCACTCACCCACCCTTCCATAAAATGCACATTGTACACTATAAGAAACATTGTACATTATAAGAAACTTAATATCTCGTCGGTTTGTTCTTGATGCCAGCCACTAATCCAGTCCCAGACACCTTCATGAAAGAGTTCCCAATCATCGGTGAAAGTTTCTTCATCTTCATCCCAAAGTGCTGCAAGTTCTTCGTTATCATCAATCATGAGTTCACGAATTTCATAATCGTCTAATTCATATGACTCTTCAAGTCCTTCATGAGTATATACCTGAACACCAGTGAAATTGGGCATTTCATCTGAATAATTATATACAGCAACAACACTTTTGTCAACCATAGAAATTTCATTAACTAACCATTCAACAAATGGTGCAGTACCAGACCAGGCAGAATACATGGAAATACCGTATTCATCCCAATCTTGGGCATATGCCCATTTTGCACCAACTAAGTCATGCATTGATGCCCATTTTGCACCAACTAAGTCATGCATTGTCAACTCTGGATTATTGAATACTTCATCCAAATCATCCACGAATGCATAAGCAAGATGACACTCATACTTGTCTTTAAATTTATCAAAACGCTCTAGAGTCTCTCGCAATTTATTCACACCCTCACTACTAATAGTGTGAAAGTACAAATACGAATCTACATGATTCGCCATAATAAAATCCTTTTAGTCTGTAAATTTACCATCTTGAATTAAATGGTGTAAACGATGATTAAAAATAGTCCATATTAAAGCTAGAAGACTAGACTCTGTATATGTACCTGCCTCACACTCATATTTCCACATTTAGATAGTCTCCATCCAGTAGTCGAAGAATATATTATCCACGAAGAGAATTCGCCTTTTCTAAAATTTCATCCATAGGTGCAATCTCATCACCATATATGTCTTTGTATATTTCATACATGGCCATAACTTTAAGTGCAAGTTTAAGTCCGTCAGTACCAACATCAGTCTCGTTGTCGAGGTCAAGTAACCTCTGCTCACACTCTTTAAACTTACCTTCAGGTAATTTGTCAATCTCTGCTTGTCTATCGAAATTTAACATGTCCTTAGATAGTTTCCATCCAGTAGTCGAAGAATTTACGTGGACCCCAATGGTCGGCAGCACCAGTGTTGAAGTAATCATCATGTATTGCTAGTGCAATCCTATCTGCGGTGTCGTCTCGACCCTTTTGAGTCAGATACCAATCAGCTGGCAACGTCTTGTCTGCAAGCCTAGCGAGTTTAGTATTGTCTAACTCCATCAAAGGGTGAACAAAATAATCGTAAAAGTCATTTCCATCCATAATTTTTCTCTCTTTAATTACATAGTAATTATCCCACAATTCTATGAGAATGTCAACACCCAAAAGTGGAGAAATTATGAAAGTTTATAGTGTAAATCGATTGTTTCGATGTCCGAATCGAACTCAATATCAACATCTTTTCTCAAAATGAAAGCACTTTTGTCCTCATATTGAGAAAAGAATGGAACTGGAGAGAATTTATATTCGAAATTATCACTCATCGGTAAATGAACAATATAATCACATCCGTCTTTATCAGAATCAGTGACAATTATATTTTCCTTTACCCTCAAATACTGAATAATATTCTTATTGAAGTCACGCATAATTCTTGCGCATTTATCGAAAGTTGTTTCGGGTTCATTATTAAATATAATTCTCAATCGAAATAAATCACTCTCCGGTATACAGTTCTCGAATAGAAAAAATCTACGCATAGTGGTTGGCAATGTACAAAGATGCAAATCTATCTTCATGCATTTTTTCTACATCATCGGCCTTCACAAATAAAACTTGTTGTGCTAGTCCAAGATGATAGTCATGGTCTCCGACATCATGCCCAAAATCATCTGAAATTAAAGGTTGTTTATACCACATCCTAAGATTCTGGAAAAGAGTAGATTCATCATTTTCCTCATCTTCACTCAAGGTTGGTCCTGCCCACGAATAGGGAAAATTTGGTTTGATTTCATTCTCGTATGCAATACGATACTTTTCCAAAAGTTCCTTATTTTCTACAGGATATTCTAAAATAGTTCCTGGTTTAGTACCATAATCCTGAATACTTTCGTCTTCTTCAATACAGTCCTCGATAAACTTCTGCGCGTTATTACCATACTGTTGTTGATACTTGTATGGGTCTTCCATGAATTTTTCACGAATTTTTTTGATAGTACCGTTAGTGAAAGACATAAATCCGGGTACATACTTACTATTATTTGAAACAAAATTAGAAGGCACAAACCTGACATAGGTATGAGAGTGCTTTTTATTATATTCCATCTGTTCTTCTGTTAGATAAGCATTGTGGTCGGTCACTGAGTTACCTGCATGTGGTACCCTACCCATAAAAAATGGCATTTGTGCAGCATCGGTCAGCTGATATTTTACATCGACCAACTGAATTTCTGGGTGTACAAAACCGTGGGACTCCCCTTTTTCATCAAACTCCTCGATAGCTTCAACACCATATCTACCCAAATCAAATGTTTCCAAGATAAACCAATTATCGTTGATGTAATTTTCATCTCTCTTTAGGTGAATAATATTCACATATTCTGATATGCCTTCAGGGTCATCGGTCAAACAATGAAACGAAAGAGTACCACCTTTTCCGTCTTCGCCTTGTGGGCCAAGAATGTGTTTTCTTGACAGTTGTCTTTCAAATCGATTTACGTCTTCAGCTGTGACACCATTGCTTTCAGTTTTTAAACAAAGTAACCATGTTATATTAGCCATTTCTAAAATAAACTCCTATACTAAAGGGTATATGTCCCTAATTATTTTGGCACACTCTTGTGCAATTTGGATATGTTCCAATTGTGTACCATTTTCCTTTCTCAGTTCAATGTAATGTACCCAACTTCTGAGTGTACCATTAACATACATTCTACTTACCGTGTTTCCTTCCGGTAACACGGCTCGTGCTTGCTCTTTCGCAATACCATTTGTTATAGCCCACTCATATGCATTTTTAGAAGTTTCGATAACATTTTGTTGCATCGCCCGCCAGAACAAATCTAATTCTTGGTCTGTGCAAGCAATACTATTTTGTCGATTCTTGGTATCTTGTAGACGAGTTTCTCTGACTTCAAAGTCTAAATCTTCTGTTGGGTCTGCATATCTCTGACTAAATTCCTGAAAAGAGAAACTTCGATGCCTTAGAATTTGTCTAGCAATGTCACGTGTTGTTTCAATCTCCAGACATGCACTAACCATCTCCAACGGAGACCAGTGTTTATGTTTAATCAAATATTTGACAAGTTTTTCACTGGTTTCTTTATTGTTTTGGTTACTTGGATTACTGACTCTAGCACAATATGCAATAAGGTCTAGTGCACTACTGTAATCGTTTATATCTTCTATTGAATTTAACGGAACTTGACTATGACTAATCAATTTAACTTTCATATTATTCTTCTACCTTGGCACAAAAAAATTCACTTGAGCATAACGCCATTTATCACCACTATAACTCTCATAGTTATTTATATATGCACCATGTAATCTATTACCAGGAAAAATGACACATCGATTGTATTTATGTTCTATAACCTTAGTTAATTCAAACTCTTCTTCGACTGGATACAGAAGGTTGATTGATTCGTTATTTCTTATCCAAGCACCATCATATACAGCAGTGCCACCATCTTCCTGTTTGTCTAGATACACAATCATGTTTAATGTGCAAAAATCATCAGGGGCACCAAAGTCAGAATCAATATGTGGATAGTGTTGTAAATTCGAATCGAAAATTGTTTTTGTTTGAAAACAATTCACTTCGAAAACCCAGTCAAAATCGTACTCACCTCTATGATAAAATTTTCTGCAAACATTTAGTAGATTTTCATATCTAGAAGTTATAACACGATTTGGAAATGCAATTTTATCTATAAGTCTACAATCGTTATAGTCAATATTATTTCTGGTATTAGTCTCTGCATCGTATTTCCACAAAGGATAAGAATTTCTACTAGTAAGATAATCATGTATATCTTCTATATTTTCATAGAAATCATCTATTACGATACAGTTGTCTTCAAAAACATAATCTCTGACATCTCTAAATTTTAGTAACTCAACCACATCGTGTGTTTTATACATCACAAATCTCCATTAATGTAAAATATTCACATTTATAAACCTAGACATTTGACCTGTTTGTGGTTCTATGCTATGCTCATAACAATTTGACCAGATAACAAACTCACCAGGTAATAAACTAACATGAATAGATGATTCTGTCATTGGTGTTCCATATGTTGACACATTTCTTTCATTGCATACCGTAGACTGATTTGAAGTATACAAACCACTATTATACGCTGAAGAGATTGGATTGTAAATAGATATTGTGTGTGGATGTTTATTATAATCTCCCATCCCCAGAAGAATGTATCCAGTCATACTGACTCTTTCCACACTGTGTCTAATTTTATACTGTTCTTCAACAATGTCCTCTACAAAGAGATTGATTTTAAACTCTTCCTCGGGGCCGTGGTTCTGTTTGCTCTTGACATCTACACAGAATTCACGCATCTCTTGTTCTACTAGAGGCAAGTGAGAATCAATTTCATTGATATTATTTGTTAGTTTCGTATAGATACTCTGTTCTATGACACCCCTATAAAAACTGTCCCCGAAACAACGGATATTATATAAATCATTATACACTAGAATGCCTCTTTATGGTTGATATTGAAAGAGAGTGAATACCTTTCATACGAATAGTCATAAAAATTATCCATCTCGACTCTGTGTCTCAAATAAGATGGCCACATCAAAAAATCACCAGGTTCGGGATAAAAATGCACTGCATTATTGAAAGTTTCATTACCGAAAGTCTTAAATTTACTCCCACTAATGGAAGTGTTTTCTGATGGATTAGCATCACGAGTAGACCAGTGATGAACTTCTAATGGATTGGTAAAAATAATAGGACTACCACTCATTACATATATTGTACCCGAGATTATCGAATTCGGGTGATTATGCTCATTGTGTTGATTTTCATGAACATACTTGTTTCCCCATAAAAACAAATGGGGTTTACCTGCAAGATTCGTGTGACTAAGGTATTGTGAACAAATTTTATGATAACTTTCAAACAATACATTTTCTAGTCCTTTAAACCAAGGTTTACTACAAAACACATCATTGATTTCAGGATAGAAATATGTGGTATAATTTCTAGTTGGGTCATGTGGGTCAAGCTTGACCGTTTCTTCCAAACAGGTGTTTAAGTCATAAATGATTTCATTTATTGGTAGCTGACTGTAATGTCCCTGAAAGAGAGTTTCTTGAAACATGGGAAATGTTCGATATTGCATAATTATTCTTCGTTGTTATCCAACCAGTCTTCAGCAGTAGTACCTTCTGACTCTGTAGTCGCTTCGCGATAATAAATGATTAGTTCTTTTTGTTGTCTAACATAACGTCGAACCTCTTGAAAGTTCTCTGCCATTTTTTCATAACCATCGGGTGTGAGAGCAAACACAACAAACTGACCGTCGAGCATCTTCTCTATCTCTTTGACCTTTTCTTCGATATTGTCTTCGGTAATGACAAAGAAGTTTACATTGAGTAAATCAATCTCTTGAGGAAGAGGTGGTTGGTAGATGCGTAGAGGTACTTTCTCAGTTACCGTTACTATCTGTGGTTCCGGTTGGATTATCTGTTCCTTCGGACCCCACTCCAGTCTTGGCATCAGGTTGCACCCCGTCAGCAGGAGGGGTATCATCAATATCCATAAGTTCTTTTGTATCATCTTCTAACATCCTAAACACTTTTTCAGTTCCATTGTTAATCCGTTTCTCAATCATGCCTGGTTTGGCACGAGCAAGACGTGTCAAGTTGTGGTCTTTAAAGACCTTCATATAATTTGATTTCTCTTTTGCCAACTCGTTATTCGCCAAGGTAAGTTTGTTCATGGCTTCACCCTGTTTCTTGGCATTTTCTTCTGCTGCCTTGAGAGATGCTTGTGCAGTATTGACTGCAAGTTCTAACTGAACTTGGTTTTCTTTGAGAGTGCGATTATTTGCTTCGAGTTGAACCACTTCCGATTCAAGATTAGATACTGTAACCTGGTGGTAGGCATATCCACCACCAAGAACAATCAAAAAAATAACTATCAAATACGGCATATCACTCTATCTCATCATCTTCTTCATAAATTTCTATTTGACCACTACAAAAAGGACAAAAGAGGGGTTTGAGGTCCCATTCAAGCCATCCCTCTTCTTTGGTTATTTCAAAATCATCACACTCTTCACAGTAACATGACCACCTTGACATTATAACGCCCTTGGTATGTATTTGTCAGTGGGATTTAACATCTTCCAAGCATTTTTAAAACTTTTATGTTTACCGTCGATAGTCATATAAGGAGTAGAATATTCAAGGTCTTCTTCTATGATATCACTACCTACAACATAAACTCTAACTTCTGCGTACTTTCTATCAACGCAGTTTGATAGGTGCAACCACCTCCAATCTTCAGCACTTCTATCCGACTCTTTTGGTAAATAAAGTTTAATCTGTTTCATAGGTCAAAACCCGTGGTCAAATTTTTATGAGTGGAAATCAATTCCCTATACCCACCTACCCACGTGTCGTTTACTTGAACAACAGGAAAGGACTTGGCTTCGGGAAATTTTTCTTTCATTTCCTCGATGGTAAAATCTTCTTCCAATTTCAGATATTTAAACTCGATATTTTGAGTCTCACAGTAAAATTTTGCATTGGAACAATTTGGACAATTATCCTTACCCCAAATAGTCACCCTTACAGGATAGGTCATTGTATTTATCTCCTATAATTTAAAATCACTGAATGTATTGTCAGTAATATCCTGTTTAATACCACCAATAACATAGGACTCAATTTCTGTTTCTTGTGGTGCATTTTGCAAGCCTCGACTATTGAACCAGTGTTGTGTCCAAGGTAATGGGTTGTTACGACTTGATATATCGTAGATGTCATTGTAACCAATAGCACGTAACCTTTTGTTAGCAATGTATTCTATATATTGACCCAACAAAGTTGATGATAGTCCAATCATAGAACCCTTTTCAAATAAGAAATCAGCCCAGTCTTTTTCCTGTCGTACCGCACCTTCGTACAATTCATACACTTCTGTTTCACAGTCCTTCATGACTTTATTCATCACTTTATCATTCTCGTGATGTTGATAACACTTAAGTATATGTTGTGAGATAGCAAGGTGTTGTGACTCATCACGTGCAATCAGTGAAATAATCTTTGCACTACCTTCCATTAGTTTTAACTCACCGAATCCGAATGAACAGGCAAACGATACGAAAAACCTCAGACCTTCTAGAATATTAACACTAATGAGGGCCATGTAAAGTGATTTTTTAAGTTCATACTCATCAACAGGTAGACCAATAAGTTTTTTCCTACCTAAGTCGATGAAATGGTCATACTTCTCAGTGACCATCTCTGCACGTTTTACAATGGCAGGTTCATTAAGAATAGTGTCAAAAACATCAGCAGGGTCGGAGTAAACATTTTTGATAATGTGTGTGTAAGAACGACTGTGGATTGTCTCCATGAAGTCCCACGCAATGATACAAGATTCTAGTTCGGGTAAAGAAACAAAAGGCAAAAATGCAATAGCAGGTGCACGTCCCTGCACCGAGTCTAGTAGTGTTTGGTATCGAAGATTAGATGTGAAGATATGCTTCTGACCTTCAGACAAACTTTGATAATCAGACCTATCTTTCTGTAGTGACACCTCTTCTGGTCTCCAAAAGAAACCAAGTTGTGTTTGAGTCAACTTGTCAAAGATGGGGTATTTAAATACGTCAAACCGTTGGTTGTTTAATGGTTCACCGAAAAATAAAGATTGTTTGGTGTAATCCACATTTTTTTTATTAAAGACTGTCACTCGTCAATCACCCTAAGTTTAGAATTATTCAAGGATTCTAAAGTAGCAATCAACTCGTCATATCGAGCAATCTTTTCAAGTTCGCCTTCTAGTGTTTCCATAAAGTCACCATGCTCCGCAACACCTACAGGGTTGGATATGAATGTTTCCCAGTTCATTACATGATATGCACGTCTACCTTTTAGATACTCCATCATTGCGTCATTAATGTGTTGCATTTTCTCTCCTATGCGGGTTTTCTGTCGTTAAGTTCCTATAGGCCATCCTATGTCCATAGATTTTTCTATCTTCTTTAGACCTTTTCTCAAACCATTGATTAAACATTCTTGAAATCATTCTATCATCTTCATCTGTACTAGCATATCTGTTTTTTCTACCGTCCCATGCTAATGGATGTTTATCTGGCCTCGGTCTATGCTTAAGGTCTTCATCATTTTCTTGCCTAAGTTTTATGTAGTCATGGTCTCCTTTCATCTCACCTTCAAAGACATCTACAATACCACCCATTTGAACATCTATTGCATAATGACAAAAAATATGATATGAATAGTCTCCAAGAAGTCTATCTCTCCAATGAATAACATTCGGTCCCATATAAAACATCAGGTCGCCAGGAAACAATTCTATTGATTTACACCCATTAAGTTTCCTTTCCACATGAGATAATTGTTGAGATAACTCTGGAATCGTTCTTTGATCTCTACAAGAATAATCATCATCATTTCTTACCCATATTTTCCATGGTGAACCATCATCCGTTTTATAATTCAGACACATTGTTGCACTGATTTCACACGATGGTCTGTCAGTATGAGCACCCAAAAAAGAATTTCTGAAATACTTCCTACTAAAGGAATAAGTTTCCACAACTGGTATATCTAACACTTCGGATAAAATACGGTGAACGTATCTATTCATAGCCACAGAATGTGGACCCGAATGACCACCGTTAGAAGAGTTAGTGTTTTCCACTCCAAATAAAGGTGTAGCAATCACTTTTTCTCTTGCATGATTCATATTAAGATTGTGGTTTTTAAAATCAGAATTCCGTTCTACTGTCAACCAACAATCTAAAGCAAATTGAATGACATCTTTTGGAATTACATCTCTAAGAATTAAGTATCCTTGAGTGAAAAAATCTATAGTTTCCTGATTTGTAACTCCTGAAACCCACCCACTGGGTGGGCAATCCATCCAATATTTTACAGTTCTTGCTTCATATGGCACAGGCATCGCAATCCTCACCTTCATCATCAATAATTGGTTGTAAGAATGGGTCTGGTTCATCCACCTTTACAACGTCTTCAGTTTTACCATCCATCGTATTGTGATAGTAAGAAGTTTTCCAACCTAACTTATATGTAGTCAACAAATCTCTTGCCATCACAGATACGGGCACTTCGTTGTTTTCATATTTTTCTGGATTGTATGACCAATTACCAGAGATGGCTTGGTCAAAGAACTTCTGCATCACAGCAACAATATTAATATAACCCGTGTTATCTTCCATATCCCACAGCAATGTGTATGAGTTTTTAAGATTATGATACTGTGGTACAATCTGTTTTAATGTGCCCTTCTTACTCTTCTTGACACTCAAATAATCACGTGGTGGTTCAATACCATTAGTTGCATTCGACACAACAGATGAACTCTCAGATGGCATCTGAGCAGAAAGAGTTGAGTGACGGAGGCCAAATAACAAGATATCCAATCTTAGTTGGTCCCAATCCATATTATACTCTGGTGCAACAATCTGGTCAACCTCTTTTTTATAGTGGTCGATTGGTAGATATCCCTCTGAATATTTTGTACGATCAAACCATTCACACTTACCTTTTTCTTTAGCAAGGGTGTTTGATGCTTTCAACAGGTGATACTGAAAACTCTCAGTCAACTCATGTACCAGTTTCAATGCTTCAGAATCCGAGTACTTAACCTTGTTCTTGGCAAGAAAGTGTGCAAGTCCGATATATCCGATACCTAATGAACGACGAGCAAGGGTTGACCTCATTGCAGCCTCGATAGGATATCCCTGATATGAAATCAGTTCATCAAGTCCCCTAACAGCAAGGTCACACAAGCTTTCCATCTCATCCATTTTAATAATACCGACATTGATTGCAGACAAAATACACAATGCAATTTCACCTTCGGGGTCATCAATATGTTTGATAGGTTTTGTTGGTAGTGTAATTTCTTGACATAGGTTCGACATACTCACCTTGTCCAAGAATGAACTATGAGTATTACAATGGTCGATGTTCATGACATACACTCGTCCAGTCTCAGCTCTTTCTTTCAGAAGGTCAGTAATTAACTCACGTGCAGAAATAGATTTCTTCGGTACAGAGTGTTTACGTTCATACTTCTCATATAACTCATCAAACTCTTCGGTACCAAATGCATCATACAAATCAGGTGCATCGTGTGGTGAAAACAAAGTAATGTTGTCATTAGAGATAAACCTTTCGTAAAACAACTTACTCATCTGGATAGAGTAGTCCAACTTACGTACACGATTATCCTCGGTTCCTTTGTTATTCTTCAGTACTAAAATGTCTTCAATCTCTTGGTGCCAGATAGGAAAGTGAACTGTAGCACTACCACCACGTACACCGTTTTGTGTGCAACATCGAACTGTGGATTCAAACTTCTTCAAGAAAGGAATGACTCCTGTGTGTTGTACTTCCCCACCACGAATCTTGGCACCCAATCCTCTAATACGACCTGCGTTGATACCAATACCAGCACGTTGTGCTACGTACCTACCAATAGCCATGTCACTGGAAAAAATTGAGTCTAGGCTGTCATCAGAATCAATCAACACACACGATGCAAATTGACGCATAGGTGTACGTACACCAGACATGATTGGTGTTGGGATACTAATCTTGAATGTAGAGATTGCATCGTAGTAGTCTTTCACATACTTGATACGTGTTTCAGTTGGATACTTGTGAAACAACACCATAGAAATTAACATATACATGAACTGTGGTGTCTCAAATACTGAACCACTAGAACGGTCTTGTACAAGGTACTTGTCAACAATTTGCTGCAATCCAGCATAAGTGAAAAGGTTATCACGATTATGCTTGATATAATTATTCAGTGTCTCCATTTCTTCATCAGAGTACATGTCCAAAATCTCTGGGTCATATACACCAGCATCAATATTACGTACAATCAAACCCTTGAGATGTGGATGAATTTCAGAGTCTTTCCACTTAGTGTTGAACACCTGTTTTTGTACGGAGTATAACAGCAAACGTGCAGCCACATACTGGTAGTTGGGATTCTCTAGTGAAATCAAATCACTAGATGATTTAACGAGAATTTTTTGAATTTCTTTTGTAGTGATACCGTCATAGAATTGAAGACCACTATTAATTTCAACAAGAGATTGTGATACACCTGTAATACCTTCACATGCTTTGTTTACCATTCTGTGGATTTTATCTAGATTAAGAGAATCACGTGAACCATCACTCTTAATAACTTTAATCTCTTGTTCGGTCATATCTTTTTATACTCCATAAACTTGGCTTTGGCAGATAGACCACGGAAAGTACATGCGTCGATAATATCAATCAACTCTTCTGAGGTCAGACCACTTCTGACCATATCATTTATATCTTTGCACGAACCAACTTTCTTTTTGTCCCATATACAAACATCATAACCATTCGAAATGACATCCTCAATCTTCTTGAGTATCACGTCATTGCGTGGTTCATTGTCGTATATCAATACAGCATTCTCTTTTATATCGGATGGTATCTTTCCAAAGTCACTACCACCCACAGCAATACTATTTTTCAAGAAAAAGCTGTCAATAGGACCTTCAGTAACATACACTTTCTGTGTCTTATCTACGTTATTTAAATTATAAATTAATGGTCTGTTGGCATCAATTCTCACGGTCAAATATCTAAGTGGACTCTCGTTTATTGCTCGTCCCGATACACCAACTAATACACCATCTTCATCATAAAAGGGAATGACAATTCTGGGGTCACTCCCAAAAACTCTGTCAGAATACTTAGGCGACAATTCAGTCAAAGTTTGCGCACTTTCAACGAATCTCAACTTTATTTCACGAGAAATTCCCCTATCTTCTAGATAGGATTTTGCCGCAGGATGAGACCAAGCATCTACTGATATTTTATCCAGTATGGGTTTTGTTTTGGGTATAAACTTGAACGCATTAGCCGAGGGCATTTTCTGTGCCCTCGGTGTTCTGCCATGTTCTTTTAACCATTCTTTCTTATAGTCTCTGTGAACTACAGGAAAGTTATCTTTCAAAAAGTTTACAGATGATGTGCTCTTACCACAATTGTGACATTTGTAAATAAAACTACCCCCGTTTGGGAAATGATATCCACGAGCCTTCAGTTTATTTTTCTGGGAATCACCACAATAAGGACATCTGTGGTTGAGGGTGTTGTCGTTCTTCCATTTGGCCAAATCCAGATATGGCATAGCCATCGACAAGTATTTTTTCTCCAACCAAATCATGGATAGAGTATATCACGTATTAGAGAAATCTGCAACTTTATTTTTAGGTACTTGGACAACATATCTAGCGGTTGGGTCATACTTCGGTTTGTCTTCCTTCACTACCATACTTGTTGATGTAACGAGTAGGAGCACAGCAAGGGGGTCAAATACAAATATGATTAAGTATATCACCCATCTGATAGCATTGTCAAGGTATTTGTCAGCATCGTCCCCATAAATTACCTCTGCAACATACAACATTGGACCCACTTCAGACTTCTGCACCAACTGAGCTTTACGTAGGGGTAAAAGTTCTTCGTTGTACTTACCAATTTGTTCTACTTGTGCATCGATATCACGTGTTATCTGTTCTCTCTCGTCGGTCTGAACACGGTTAACATAGTTCCTATCCTGTGGTCTAGCTGTTTGTAAAACCTCGTCTAGGGACGTTATACGGTCTTTGAGACGGTTTATTTTAGACTGTGCTGCACTCTTCCTCTCCTCAATAATCTCGATGGAAAGGTCATAGTCACCACTAGTAACAGTCTGTTCTAAATGTGCACGAGATAGGTAACCAAAGATACCTAGAGATGTGATGACCATCAAGACTATAACGGCCGTGACCAGATAGTATTTCATGAAATTCAAATACTTCCAGACTAGATGTAGGTATGCAGCAGTAACGAGTTTGGCAAACTCAAGAGTGGATGCCATGACAATAACACCAACCTTGGCACCAGAGAACATTGTTGCTAACCCGATAACCGAAAAGTATGCAGCGATTGTTGCAACGGCTATTGAGGTGGCAAGTGCTAGGTAGTTAAGAAACCTTACCATCACGTCTTACGAAATCAGCAAATCGCTTCTTACGTACCACGGGTTTATCGGTTGCAGTAGCAGGACCAGTAGAGTTCGTAGGTGCTTCTTCATCAACCTTGGCACTTGCTCTCCATTGGTAACAACTCCAGTAACGTGCTTTCCACTTGGGGCCTGGGTCTGCACAATTGTGACGTGCACGAAATGACTTTCTACGTTCCGGTGAATCACGTTTGATATCCATGTTGGGGTCACCGAATGTGACCTTGACGACATTTCCTTTGTCATTCTTAACGTATACACCAAACTTCTTATTTGACCCAGACGGCAAACGGAAGGGGTTGTTGAGTTCAACCTTCTTACCTTGATATTCTGCCTCAGAAATTACATGATCAAACAACTCTTCACATTCTTCACAACACGATTCGTTTGATTCTGCAAAAGTTTGGTATTTGTTTAATTCTCTATTCAAAGAAGATAGACCCGATGAGTTTTTAGCAACAAAAACCAGTCCTTTATCTGTGCTTCCAGAGTACTTAATGTCACCTTTTTTCACATACTTTCTCAAGATATCATCAACTTTCTTTTGACGAGAATCACCATCGAGATGGTCAAGCCTTACGTGGAATTCACGCTCTTCCATCGGAGTATGTTTCTTTGCCTTCTTCGTTGATTCTGGGGTACCCCATTCGGGTTGTTCTTTATACCAACGGTCTGTTGCTTCTTTAAAATATTTCATCTGACGTTACCAATGCTGGGTGACCATTTATTTTTGCATTATACACAGTGAAACCGAAATATTTACTATGTTCGCTCACAATTTCACATTTAGATTTAGACTTGAATATCAAGTCGGTTTGTTCAAAATCTCGAACTAAATTATATGTCTCACCTAATACTAACTCTTCATCGTTAGTTTCAGTGATACCATATTGTTTGACCATCTCTTCAGACAACATATTAACCTGTTCATCTGACAACTCTGCAAACTCTTTGAGTAAAGCAAGTGCAGCAGCATAAGATGCAAATTTGGACTTACCAAAAGGAACCTTTTGTATAATTCTCTTTAGATTGAATACAAGTCTATGTAAGTATGTATAAGACTCCTTTTCTGAATTGGTAGTAGGTTTGTTCTCGATTCTATTGTTCTTGTTATTAGGGTCTTGCTTATACTTTATTCTTTCACCATTCTTATCGATGAACCCCAATTCATAAGCTTTAGTATCCTCAAAAGGTGTTGTTAACATCTTAAGGATACGAAAGACTATTAATGTATCTACGACTCTAGTTACCATAGGACTATTTATAATTCTCTGAGAACTTGAATAAATTTTTGGTCTAATGGTATCTCTATTTTC